TCAAATCCATAAACTTGAGAAGTCTTCTTGGTTCTTTGACTCCTTCAGCAGAAATCTTTTGCAAAACCTTCTCGTGAAGAAGTTTTCCACTAAACTCTGCTATCTTTTGATTAGTGCTATTTAGATCAACTTCAAGTTGTTCTTTTTGTTCCCTGAACTTTTTGGCATCAGCCTTTGCACGGTCTAAAGCAGCAAGAACTGCCTTTGGATCATTCAAAGTTGCTTCTTCAGTTGTTACTTCAGGTGTTACCTGTTCTTCTGTGTTATTCGTTTCCAATTTCGCCTCCTGTGGCTTCCATCATAACATTATTGGTATTTGTATTTTGAGATAAAGTAGTTAATGATTCTTCTGTTGCTGCTATTGCTCTTGCAACTTCCAAATCATAACCCATTTCAATTAGAACTTGCTCAAGAGATACGCCAACTACTCGCTTCTTTACAGCAACCTCCCAAGCATCTAAACTATCAATGCTTTCAATGTCTTTCCATCTGACTTGAACATTTGGTTCCGCAGAATTTTCCATCTTTAGAATAAATCTAAACATATCTGCCCAAGTTGAACCAAAAGTAATTTGACGATCTTTTACCTTTGCGATAAGTGGTGATTCTGCAGTTCTGAGAGATTCTCCAGAAGGAATGCTTCCAGTCTTCTCAAAATAATGCAAAGGTGTGTTTGTAATTGAAGCCATAGCACGAACAAAGTCCTTAACTGGTTCTGTAAATACTTTGTGATCAGCAGGAGCAAACTCTCCAACTTTATCAACACCCTTAAGATACCAAAGTTCTCCTGGGCCATTCTTTAGGCGACCAATGTTTTCTTCTTCTGTTCCTGTTTCGTCAAAGTCTTCAAATTCAGAAGAGTTTCCTGAACCACCAAGAGCATAACGCTGTGGTGCTCCTTGATAATCAACAGTAATCATATGTGTAGTCATCAATTTGTTGATTGCATCTTGTGGTCCGTAAGCATCTGTGTGCTCTGGACGGCCATATTGCTTGGATGTGCGGAAATGGAATACTGGAACCTCTCCCCAAGGATTTTCCACTACAGAAACTGGCAAGAATCCGTTTGCAGAAACAATATTTACAACTTCTCCAGGCATTGTGTACTTTTCAATGCGATCTGCATAGTACATATTCAGATGTGAAGTCTTCTTTGTGTGATCCATTGGATCTTCTGACTGCCATAATTTTGCGGCAAATCTTTTAATTCTTGGGTTCTCATCATCATAGACCATTACAGTTGTAAGTGGTGAGTTATAGTCTACTGTTGTGTTTCCGTTGATATCTGTCCAAACAATTGCGTAGCAATCGCCATAAACAAGTGCACGACGGTGAATTTCATCTGCATCAATCTGCAAATCATTCATTTCCCAGATATCTTGAATTTTTTGGTTTGCTTCCTCTGTGTTTGCTGTTATATTAGCAATTTCTAGACGATTAAGAACTGAATCTACTACAGTTCTAGCAAAGTTAAATCTAAAATTATTTTTGATGCCTCCCAATACACGAAGCCAACGATTATCAGAGAAAACCTCTAAATTGGTACCTTCGTAGTATTCTTCAGCAACTAAATAAGTATTTCTTCTATCTACTATTGTATCAATAGCCTTTTTAATGTCAGACATGTTGTCTCCTCAAATAATTTATTTGTTTTGTTTCTAGTTTTACTGCTTTGTTATCTAAGAAATACAAGATGCCAGAAACAACGGAATCAAGTACATCCTCATGCGATACCTTTGGAAAGGACCACATCTGTTCTTCCAGTACTGGGAAATGTGCTGTGTGTCGCACTTTTCCTTGTTGGTAGAAATTTAAAGCCTTGCCAGCACGAATCTGCTTTGAAAGACTTTGTGATTTGGATCTATATTTTGCAGGGACGGCTTTGAAAACATCTTTCCAAAGATCGCCACCTTGGTTAACTTCAACATAAAGTACACCAACATCAAATTTGTCTACAAGATAAGCAACTTTATCTGCTATCTCTGATGGAGACATCTTGACTTGTTCAGCATGGCGTATATAGATATTGGCTTTGCCTAAACTATCTACGCCTCTAGACAATACAGATATACCCGTATAGTCAGAGATTTTATTTTTTGTTACGGCTGGGTCAATTGAGATAATAGTGTTGCCGTAATCTTCTAATTCTTCAATAATAATATCTTCGTTAGTCCAGAATGTTCCATCAGTATTTATTGGACGGTTCATATAGTTTTTCGCAAAGTCTCTTAGGTGTCTTTGTGACTCAAGCCACTCCAAAGGCCACTTTTCAGGCCATACAGAGCGTTCTGAACCATCGTCGTTAGGCATGATTGCTGGATAGTAATGTACCGTCACATTCTGGTCTTTAATCCAAGATAACTCAGGATCATCATAGCCTTCGCCATATTTTCTAAACTGATCCATTACTGAGTTAGGCATAGTGGTCGTTCCCACAAAAATCATACGAGCATAGATATTCATAGGAGCAATATCGTCAAATACGGTATTTTTCTGCTGCCCTGCCTGGTATTCAGAGTAATTCTTTTCGCCTTTCTCAATATCGTCAAGAATGATTAGGTCTGGACGCTGGCCAAAGACCTTCTTTCCTAAAGAGTTAGTGTCAATACCATTAGCATCAAAAATAAAATCGTTGCTCTGAATAATACGCCAAGAATTTGATGCCATGGCACGACCTGAAGAATTAACAATTTTAGGCTTGCACAGGTCTGGATAATCTTCAATAAGGTATTCATTTGACTCCAATTCATTTTTAAAGGTCATAAGGTGGGTTTCCGCCTGGGATGCAGCATCTGAGAATGCGGCAATAAACTTAACATGCCCATGAGCAGCAGCCCACATAGGTAAAATTAGAAAAATCCAAGTAGATTTGCCACATTCTCTTGGAGCAATGAAAGCATCACGATTTTCTTTAGGGTTTTGTGGCTTATGTATCCAAGATTTTCCATATTCTGCTAAATCAGTATGAAATTCAGACAGAGTTATCTCTCCATGAGGATTCATAAGGTGATGAGGCAAATATATCAAAGCAAATAGCAATGGATCATATTTAGTTAACTCTCTACGCCCTTCAGAAAATGATAGGAGTTCTAAGGGAATGCCGTCTAAAATATCAGTTGCTAACATTTACCCCTTCTTCGCCAAAATCTCATAAATATGATCTACTCGTTCTTCAATTTTTTCTAACTTCTTGCTATTAATCTCAACTTTATCTTTAATGCTAGTGCCACTATTAGGTCTAAGTTCTGCTAAGGTTTTAATCATATATCTCATCATTCCAAAGAATCCTCCTGTTACGCCTAACACTATTACTCCTATTGCTGATATGGCTTCTGGTGACATTATAATACCTTTCCAGATTTGGTTTTGTGGAGAATATTTTTTGCAGACAGCGAAATTTGTAAAAAGATAACGGCCTTCCTAACGGGTACCCCTATCATATCAAACCTCACTTGTCAAACCTTCTTTTATAAAACCTTTGTTTCTCATAGCCTCATTACGAGCCTTTGCTTCATTCAATAGATCTATAATGGCCAAGTCTTGTCCATCCTTCTGTCTATTCTCATTGATAACAGTAGACTTTCCTTCTATGAGATTGATTGTTTGTATTGCTTTATGGACAGCATTGGCCAATTTGTTTAAACCATCGCTATCAAGAGCATCTTGCATTAGGGCTTCTACACATCTATCTAATACTGCTTGTGCTGCTATAAGTTTTTCTTTATCAGAATAGAATACTCTTAAATCCCCCGCCATTTTCGCCAGGGTATCAATAGTAGGCATATCTATATTGCGCTCTACAAACCACTTTTTGGCGGTATGGTAAGACTTTGGATATTGTAGGTATCTAAGTGTTGGACCAATACCCATTTCTTTGGCTGTCTCTATAAATTCTGTTATTTGTTCTTCTGTAAATTGTCTATATCCCACGATATCCTCCTGTAAGGTTTGATAGATAGAAAAATTTGGCAGAATTTGACATTACGGCGCATCTTTGATAGAATTCCCACCAATATAAAACCATCATCTCAAATATCATCCATCTTCTCTAACAGACCTTCTATCATTTCTATTAGATTATCATCTAAACCTATGTCTAATGTCATTTCAGTCGTATTCTTGGTATCAAAGAAAGTTAGAATAAACTTTAAGTTTCCGTCTCTATACTCTACTTCTCCTGCATATGGGAATAGTGTCATATCTTCCTTATACCGTCCAAATTTGACCTAGTTTGTACATCATTGCAATTGTATCATCCAAATAAGGGTGAGACAGTAAAAAGAGGTAACCAAAAACTGTCCCACCCAATTGGTGAGTAGACTTGGCTTCTGCATTAGCAACAGGGAGACAAGTACTACAAGTATATCATGTTCTGCGTTGTTTCGCTTGTGCTTTCTTGGTAATAATTACCCAGCAGGGCTTACAGTAACTAATACGACCATCTGCAGCACTTCTATAAATACCAAATTGAGATATTGGCTTCTTGGTCTTGCATTTAGCACAAGTCTTAGCATCACGAATGATTGTTGGGCCATTCTCAATTCTGTTTTGTCTTTTTTCTTCACTTATTATATTCTGGCAGGGCTTACAGTAGTACTGGAAACCTCTCTTTACCGTGGCAGATCTGTGAAATTCAGACTCTGGCTTTGATTCTTTGCATTTTGGACATCTATACATATTGATTCTTCCAATCTTCGTTAACCTGTGTTTTAAGTGCATGACAATTGGCACACAAAGACCACAAGTTGTTTCTATCGTTATTTCTTTTGTTACCGTCTTTATGGTCTACATGAATTTGTTGAGGAACCTCTGGTACAAAACCACATCTTTCACAATAATTCTTTTTATCAGCAATGTTATGTCTGTGACATGACTTACACAAAACACCATATCTTGGTAATCCATCTGGACCCAAACCAGCATTTCTGGCGTTTCTTCCACATGGACATAATCTTGGTATCTTTGAACCTGTTGCTCTACCCATTTGTTTCTCCTCTTGTTTCTGTGTCTAATATGCTTTGAATTACCTCATGTGTAAATCCTATGACTTCTGCGGGATTATTACATCCCAGGCAATTCCAGTCGCTATCTGTTAACTTTACTTCATTACATTCTTTACAATAAACAATCTCATATTCTTTATGCATTTCTACTCCTTTATATAGTATGATCGCAAGCGATCAAGATAGCCAATCAGAGAGGGAGGAATGACTTAATCCTTTTCCTGATTTATTTTCTTTGGTCACTATGTTTATATTTACTTTATCTTTATTTACCTTTAGTGTATCGGATTTGACTATTGCTTCGTCAGATGTGATACATGGATTAGTCATATCTGGTACCTGGACCGTGTAACGACTATTTTTGTACTGGTTATTCTCATGCTTTTTCTTGACTATTTTAAGCCATCCCAAACCCTCTAGTTCTTGAAGGATTTTGACTAGAGTATTGCGACTGCCAATACCACTATCCTTCATTAATTGGGATTGATTTGGAAATGCTTGAACTCCCCTGCTCGCAAGGGCATAGAGAACTGCTTTGTGATAACCTGTAGGCAGTGTCCTATCATCTCTGATAGCCACCACAATATTTAAATCCATACCGCACCTCTTTCTAGGTCTTATAAGTATAGCATATAACCAAAAAAAGTGCAACCAAAACTAGAAGAAATCGTCTGGATCTAGGCCTTCTTCTTCAAGAGACTCAAGGTCAGCCTCAGCATCATCTGCCTCACTCTGAAGGCTTCCTGCCTCTTCAAAGGCTTCTGACATTATTGCATTTCCAGCCTCTACGATTTCACCCATAAATACCATATATTCACCAATATCTACATCTGGCCAGTCTTCACCTATTTCTGTGCTATCCATGGCATCAGCAAAATCAGGCATAACATAATTAAAGAAAACAGATTCTTGGCCAGCGTTACCACACATCCCATACATGGTGTCCATAGCCTCATAGAAGGCTGCCTCAACGATTTGTGAGGCTTCTTCGTACAATTCACCTATTTCTTCTGCTAATTCTGATGCTGCTCCATATGCGCCTTTAGTTGCATTTCTAAGTGTTGACCTTGCTCTGCTTCTCATTTCGCCTCTTTGACTACCAGTTTTATTAAATCTATTAGACAGTCCTCTACTAGCCATTCTTGATGTAGATCTTGCAATTACTGCTCTGGCTACGCTTCTTCCAATTGCCCTTGCAAAAAATGCCATTATTCAATTTCGCCTTGGAACTTGATTGCTCTAGATTTATAAGAATCAACATTTCCAAATGCATTTAACATTGGGATTGCAGTACTTATCTGCCAGACCATATCGCCAAGAATGGGAGTGTTTTCTCTATCTTTTATATTTGCCAGAAGATATCCAACAACCATTGGCTCATCAGTAACTAAATTAAGTCTTTGGTTTTGATCAATCCCTGCAGTTAATGAGATTGTGTCAGTAAAATAATACTCAACTACCTCGTCAGAACCCACAGTTTTGACTACAAACTTATATAAATCTGCAGAAAACTTATGTCTTTTATATGCTGCTGGTTTCATATTGTTGTCCAATCTGGATATGTTACTGTTGATGCAATTGGGCCAGTCTTAATTGAACGAGACTTTACAAAAGACAACTTGGAACATACCATTACAGCCATTGGCGCAATGAATGGTGAAACTCTGTCGCCAGGCTTAAATGTTGTTGAAGCGTCATTTTGCATAGTTGTTGAAACTGCCATTTGCTCAAAAACAATATCTTCGTTGTTAAGCATGTAGGCTGACTGATAAGCAACTGCTCTTTTAAGTATTTCTAAGTCATTAGTATCAGTTACATCAGCCTCAAACTTGCCAACATAAGCCTCAATAGCATACTGTGCTCTTTCAATAAGCCCAGCAGTTACTGTCTTGCCTGTAATTGTTTTTACTTGTGTTGTATTAGCAAACATTTATTTCTCCTTTCGTCATTCCGCCAGCCATTGCAGACCTAGATAAGTCATACTAAGCACTGGAATTTCCTGTAATGTATAGATTTCTTCTGCTTCAGTTGGATACAGATCTGATTGATAATCTATATTTCCAGCATCAGTTGATGATCTAATAATACCATTTGAAGCATTAGTTGGTGCCTGAATAAGTGGTCCACCACCACCATTTGTTGGTGTTGTTTGTCCATATTCAGTCAATTCACTAATATTTATTCGCTGTGGCAAACGATTTAATCTCTTTGTTGAGTACTGCCAGCCACGAGTTGTTGTTGTTTCATTAATATCTTGTGCTGGCAAAACCTGAATGACAGCCTTATTGTAATCTTGACGACTCATTGTGTAACCATCTTCTACAAAGTTCACAAAAATCTTTCCTAAAACTGGCTGACCCTTTAGAGTCTGTGAATTGTGAACAATTAATGTTGTTGCATCGTCATCGTCAAAATCATTTACCACAGATGTTCCGTTGTAATATGTGTTTTGTAGTTTTGTTACTACAGTTCCAGTCAATATGTCTCCTGGTTTAATAACTGTTAATGGCTTTGTGCCTTTAGCATTTGCTCTGTTCCCTGGAATATTTTTATTTTCTGTAATCTTGCGAAGGGCAAGTGAAGGAATGTAAAATTCATTACCTTCAAGAATTCCCAAAGGTCTGTACGCATATTTTGCGTGATACTCTTCTTGCTTATTTTTATCTGTTGGTACATAATTAATAAAATCAGTAAGTATATAAGTTAACTTATTTGTTAAGCCAGGAACCACTGTTGCAAGGTGATACTGATTTAGTCTGTGTGTATCAAAGTACTGATCAGAAGCCTCTGAAGGCTCAAATGGGTTGATTGCAGCAGACTGTGCATCAATTGACTCAACCTTTTGATCAACAAGGCTGTAGTTCCTTATTATTCCAAGATCTGCAGCCAAAAGAGGACTTGAAACATATAGGCTTGCTCCTTGTGCAACTACATTTCTTAAAGAGTTTATAAAGTTATCATACTTTATTTTTGTTTGAGAATCATTATTAAAACTGTTTTTTATTTCATCAAAAGTATCTGGATAATTCATAAAAATAATTAGATCATATTGTGAAATATTTATATCATTTTCAAGATTAATAAATCTTTCGCTTCCATTATCATCTGACCATCTTGTTGTTAGGAATGGCTGAGAATATACTGCATTTGAAGGCTTTTCATTTAACTTAATCCAATTTTGTGTTTTTGTAAATGATTCTGGTGCTGACTCAAGAATCCAGTAAGTACCTGCCTCATATCCTTCAGTAATATATACAATGCTATCTATAATTTTTTGTACTGAATTAGCATCAGATGGTCTTGTTAATGGGCTTGACTTGCCGTTGAAAATCCAGATTCCATTTTCATTATTATTTATTTGATTTGTTAACAGAATCCTATCTCCATCTAATAATTCTACTCCACTATAGGTTAAATTAATTTGAGATTGGGTAAAAGGTGCTCCTAATGCACTTATGTTGTTTGCATTGATTTGAACTGTTTGTTCTGGAGTAAACATTCCTGGACCCCAAATTGTTACATTTTCTTTTAATGCAACTCTAACATTTGTTAAAAAAGAAAATGCTTTTTTGTTAGCCAAATCTACATTGTATGTTTCTGTAGAAGAGTTTCTATTTTTGTGTGTAACGCTAAAACTATTAACTAAATAGTTGTGATCAAGTTCAATGCCATTTTTATTTTCTATATTATTCCAGAAGAGTTTAAGTGCTCGTTTTTTATTTACAGATATTGTAGGCTCAACAATTAATGCTGATGCCTCAAACTTTATGTTTTTTCTTGTTTCATTTTCCTCGTAATTCCACAAAGAAAATCTTTCTTCAATTTCATCTTGAGTAAGAGGATTATTTGTTCTTACTGCAAATGTTCTAAAGCAACCAGAAAATTCAAAATCACCAAATAGTCTTGTTATTGTTGGGAAAAATATTTGATATTGATTTATATAATTTAAATCCTTTTTATCAAGTTTTGCATCAATCCAAAATTCAATAGATCTTTCATCGTACTGAGTTCCGTCATTTTTGTCTAATCCAGGTCTAGTTATGTTTATTACCACATGATGCCATTGGTCATCAGCCACATTTTTATTTCCTAATATTTCAAATGAGGTTGCATTGTTTCCAAACAAGTCTTGATATGCAAGACTTAATTTTCCATTTTTAATTGAAATAGTTAAATTATTTGAACCAGAGAATAATTCATCTGCAACAACATTAGAAGATGCAACATTTTCATAACCAGGAGTACTTGTTGTTCCACTTGCTTTTGCAATTACTGTGTTTGCTGAATTTGTTTTAAAACTAAATTCAATATATCCAGAACGATATTGTCCAGACGCAAGAACAGTAGCAAGATCAACATAAACATCGTTAGTAATAACTGGAACTGTTTTTACTCCACCATTATCTGGAACCAAAGAAAATGACGATGTCAATGGTGAGTGAACAGGTAGTCCTCCAGTAACTGTGGTTCCATTATAAGACGGTCCATAAACATTGAAAGATTCTGGATCTCCAAAAACAATGTTTCTAACACCAGTGTCTCCAGAAAATGTAGTCATGTTTGTAGATTGTAGTGTTTTGCCTTTTATGTTCCAAGTTGATTGTGATGATGTTGTGGCAAAATTTAATGAACTGTTTGAAAAATCAAAAACCCATTGAGATTTTTGTCCAACAGTTCTTACTTCAAACTGATCATATTGTTTAAAATCACTCATCAAACTACCTCTTTCTTAGGATTTAGTATTTCAGCACTTACAATATTTACATATCTAACCCAGGCTGATGTTGGTTCAAATGTGCTTATTCCATTAATTCTGATTGGATGGTTGGTAGGAGTAATTGAAGTGTTAACAATTCTTCTATTTTGCAAAAGTGCTGAGGCAGTTAAAGCAGTTGCTATAACTAATGTTGGTGTTCCAGCACTATTAAAACTAGCACTTGCAAGCATAAATTCTGCAACTATGTTTACACTATCTGATCTTGGGCTATCTGTCATTAATGCATTTGCAAGCATGGCATCTACAGATGTTGATAGATTTTTATTCACAATAAGTGTAGGATCAATAAGTTGTCCAAGTGATTCAAGAACTGTAGCAGTTTTGTTTATTTCTGTGCTAAATGTTGGATCAACACTTAAAGCACTTGCTAACATTGGATCAGCACTAACAACTGCTATTGTCTTTCCAGGCAACTTATTTAAAAGATTTGTTACTTCTGTTTGAGTTATTGAATTCTTATCCCAGTAAACTTCATCAATAATTAATCTTGTATTTGATGGAACTACTGGCAATGCTGTAGATGCAAAAGGAGTAATTAAGCAACCAATACCAAGTCTTGGGTGGTTGTTTGCTTCGTTATTTGGCCCTGAGTCTGCAGAAGATGCATTTGTTGTACTGCCTGTGTATGCACCAAGATTAATTGTTGATCTTAATATTGCGTCAACATAAAGTCTAACTACATTGTTATTGTTATTTGTGTGATCAAATTCAATAACGACAAAATGAGGATTGTAATCAAATAGATCTAATGTTCCAGTATCTTGCTCAACAAATGTTCCAGAACCATTATTAAACTGCATGTGCAATTTGCCCTGGTACTGATAAAGAATTACATGTTGATTATCTTTATAGCCGTTAAGATTCCAAAGAACTCTTAGCCCAGTAGTTGATGGATCTTCTTGTGCTCTCTGGAACCAGAAAGCAGAGTGATATGAGTTTTGTCCTGTGCCCCAAGAATCATTCCATTCTGACTCATTAAGAATAACTCCATCAGTTATATATGATGTCCCTGCAGTTAATACGGATCTACCATTAATGCCAAGATCTGGATTTACAATCGTTCCACCAATAGTTGTTGGCACAACAGAATAATCATTATCTGTTCCATAATCGGATGCAAAGTCCGCCTGATCAAAAGTAACATAACGATATGGAGCAAAGTTTGCCTGTACATATTCGTAATAAATATCATTTAAGAAGAAATGATTTGGAGATTCTGCATAGGCTGTTAATGATGGAGCCAAATAATTTAAACCAAAAGATATTGTTGGGTCAGGTAACAATGCCTCTACTTCAAAAGGACCAACAGAAATATCTTTTGTTCTTCCAGGAATAACTAATGGATCACGAACAATACCTAATGCTGTCATTGGGGAAACCTCGTAAACAGTATTTTGTACTGGAATAACTAGGTGGTTTCCAATTCGTGCTGTAGCATTTAAATATGTTGCATTGTGCTCTGTATCTGGAGATAGGTTTCTAATAAATGAATGATGATCAAGAACTTGTGAGCCAGAAAGAGTTATTGGGTAAATCGCAAACTCATCAACCTTAACTCCATCTGCCATCTTGATTTTTTGGCTACCTGAAATCTGAATTGCTGAACCTAACTTTGGACCAAAGAATGTGTTTGGATTTTGACTAAAAGAAATATCCAAATAATCTTCGCCAGTTGTTCCAGAAATTGTAAGAACTTCATTTCCAACAATCGCACCATTTAGATAAACTTTTCTTCTAATTTTAGTTGGGTCAGTAACTGCTTCATAGGTTACAACAAGATGGTTCCAGGCTTCTCTTCTTGGAGTTGCGTCTGGATATGTTCTCCAAGTTGCAAAAGAATTTTCAATATTCCCAGTAAAATCATATTCTTTTGTTTTATCACTAATTAATACAAGTTTTTCAAGTGGCTCATCTGGTGTCTGACAACCAAAGAAATCGTATACTTCTGAAATCTGAGTTACACCATCATGGAAAATTGGACCTGAATCTTGGAATGCACCACCTGCACTTCCAAATCCCTTTGACCAATACCAAACTTCAATAGATAGATTTCTTGTTTGATAAAGATTTTCTATTAATGTTTCATAATTTGTAATGTTGGCCATGATTTCAGGAGCAAAAAGAAGAACTCCATTTGCATTTGCTCTCCATGCTTTTTGATTTCCAACAACATTTAGTTCTTCATCAGCCTGAACATTAAAATCCATATATTCGCTGGTAAAGTTATTAACATTCCAGGTTCCATATTCTACAGGTTGTGCTTGTCCATCTTCAATATAAAACACTGGGTTTAAATTCATAACTAGTGAAAAATAGTTAGGTGCCGTAGATGCTGTACCACCAGGCATAGTTGCTGATGCTCTAAATGGCTGTCTTGCAAGTATTGGATCTCTAAATAATGCACTTGCTGTTAATGCTTCAGAACTATAGTTTACATCTCTGTTTGTTATAAGATTAAAGTTGTCTGGTGCTAACGCAGAAGAGTTTAATGGATCTGCATTTATTGTTATGTTTTCACCAGTTCCAAATCCTGGAGTTGGGAATGTTGCAGATGCTGTAAAAGATGTTGAAATATTAACACTGTCTCCAATTACTGCGACAATGGTTGGCATTGGTAATAACATAGTGGCAGTCATTAATTCTGCATTATGTGAAACACTTATTCCAGGAGGACCAATCAAAGTTGATTTTGCAACTGCATTAATTTCTGCAATACTTGAAGATGTTACAGAAAGATAAGTTCCAGCGTATATATCGGAAACTTCAAATGTTGTTGCTTCAAGAGCACCAGTTCCTGTAATTACTGTTGCAATATCTCCAATTCCTAAATTTCCATTTATGGTTCCAGCAGGGGCTGAGACTGTTTGTGAATTTATTAGCACTCCATCAAGATATATTTCTGTATAAACTCCAGCAATAGATTGGTTTTGTCTAACAGCAACATAATGCCATTTTTGATCATCTAATCTTGTTGGAGAAGTGACAGATGTTCCTGTGTTGACTAAAAATGTCACCTTTCCTTTATTAGCACTATTTGCTGCGCCACCAATAAGTGTTGCAATAATTGTTTTATCTGTTGTAGCAGTCATGCCACATGTAACTAATTGATAACTTGTATCGTGTACAAGTGAATTTGAAAGAGTAAAGTTTGTTTTAAAGAAATAGCCAATAGAACTGTTTCCATCTTTTAATGGTTGACTCATAGTTGTGGTTAGTCTAATATCTGGCGGAGTAGAATCAGTTGAACCTCCAAGGGAAAATACCCAAGATCCAGTTCCTCTAACTCCGCTACCTACATTTAGATATGGAGTAATGCTGTCTGCATTTCTTGTACTCCAAAGAGCGGTTCCATAATTATAAGAGCCCAAGTTTGTTGGCTTATTAAATGTAGTGTAGTTTGGTGTTTCATTAAACTGCCAATATAGTTCTGGAGAATAAGAAAGAATTTTATCAGAAAGAACAACGGTTGATTGTGTGCTAATTACTGGATCTACAAATAATGCTGTTGCTGTGATTGGAGTTGCTGCAGGAGCAATAGAAGGGTCGGTTCCTAAATTATAAATGTCTAAAAGATTTGATGCTGTAATTGCAGTAGCAGATGAAACAAATACATTTGCAACATTAAATATTGGATTAGTTGAATCGGGATTAGGAGAACCTATCAAAAGTCCAGTTACGTTTGTAGACAATGTTCTGGTTACTGAATTTGTTTCTACTCCATTAATATAATATTTTGTTGATGTACCGTTTACAATTACAGATATAAGATACCACTCATCAACATTGCAAGTTACTCCAGTAGTGACTGGAGTTGTAGCGCTTGTAGTTGAAACAGTAAAAGTATTTGGACTACTACTTGTAGAACCTGAAATAAAAAAACCAAATCCTGCTGTAGCGGAATTTGGAGAAAATAGTATTGGGTTAGCAGATAAATTTGATCCCGTTGGAAGTTGTGAAAACTTTACCCAACATCCTGCTGTAAAGTTTCTATCATTTATTGCTGATAGCAAAGTGGCCTGAGTTGTTCTAACTCTTGAGCCGCCAGTACCTGCGCTTTGTAAATCAAACTTCCAAGAACCACCTGATCTTAAAGGACCAACAGTTGATTCGTATGTTGGTTGAACACCAGAAACAAGAGACCAATCAGCAGAGGCAGCCTGTAAAAGTGTTCCTGTTTCTGTTGGAGGTAGACCGTAGGCATAATCTAATTCAATACCTTTTTCAATTCCGTAACTGTTAATCTTGTCAAATAATATGCTCATAAAAAAAGACTACGCCTATTACAGCGTAGTCGTTCCTCCTGTCAATACTAGTTCTGGATTAATTCCTGAAAGGCTGTGTCCATTGATTGATGGAGTAGGTAGAGAGAAGCAGGTCCAAGTTGAGCGGAGATGTAGGCTATGGCAAGCCTTAATTTCTACCTTAATGGTAGGCTCAACTATATTTGATATGAGTCCAATAGTTAGTGGACCTGCTTCTACTCTAATGTTCATTACGCTACTGTAACTCTTACGATTCCTGTTGAATCCCAAGTAATTGTGAAGTTACCGTTTGATGAAGACTGGTCTGAACCAAAGTCAACATATCCAATTAATGGACGAGTTGCGTTAGTTGCAGGAGATGCATCATAGATAACTGCATAACGAGCAGTGATTGTTGATGAAGCCCAAGTTGTATCATCAGCATCAAGAACGATTACGTTTGTTGCTGAGTTATATGTATTGGTCTTGTTAGCAAGAGTGTTTCCACCTGCTGTGTAACCTGTACCAGTTACTTCGTTTGCAACAACATCATCAAAATAGTTGTGTGCATCCTGGTTTGGTGTGTATGCATTTGTTAGCAAAGCGACCTTGATTACATCTGAATCCCAGTCAATTTCCTTGTTAAATGCTTGCGAAATAAATTGTCCGTATAGTTGTGATGGCATGTTTTATTCCTCCCCTTATGCTGTCTTCTCAACGATTGCGAATGCGTCTGCATCTGCAACAGCAAATCCACGACGAATGCGAGTCTTGAGAACGACACCATCTCTTGCAAATTCTGCATCACGAGAAACAACTGACTCTACTCCACCACGAACACCGTTGATAAGCATCTGACGGTTACCTACGATAAGTAGGGCGTTTCCTGTTGGTGAATCTGTTGCTGCTGCTGATGTTGCTGCACCGTATGAAACTACCAATGGATATCCGAATAGAGATCCTGGAGTTCCTGCTAGTGGATCTGGTAGAACTAGGTCAGAGTTACCCTTGACCATTCCACGAATTTCCTTAAGCATCTTTGGGTGAGCCATCCATACAGTGTTGGCTGCATCAAACTTTGAAGAGTTTTCAACAAAACCAAGTGCGTTGTTGATGTCATCATATGACATTGCTCCACCTGTTTGGATGATCTGTGATACTGGTGCTGTTGGGCTTGTAGCCACTGCACGATATAGAGATGTATACGGCTGACCGTCATCTCCGTCGCCTGCTGCTGTTACGCCAAGGCAAGCATTATCAAACTTACGAGCAAAACGAGATGCCCATTCACGCTTGTAAACTGAAAGTGTATCAACGAGTGAATCGTTAACATCTTCCTCTGAGATATGCATCAATTGTGCATACTTTCTTGCTGTCAATACGATTTCGTCTAGAGTTGGATCTGATGCAGGAATTTCTGCGCCTTCTGCTACCACTGTAGGTGCATCTCCAACAAAGCGAGGTACTGACTTAGTACGAGAAGCCATTGCTTCACGACGGGCAAAACGCTCTACAGCAGAGTTAGCAATGAGATCCTGGATTACTGTGGACCCCTGCTCTTCTAGGATGTAGCCGTTAGCCTCT